GTACAAGGCCGTGGAGTCGGGAGCGTGGGCGGTCAACGTGTTCCCGGTGTGCGAGCAGTTCCCCTGCAGCCGGGAGGAGTTCCGGGGCAGCTGGCCCGATCGCTTCACTTACGACTATGTGAAGAAGCAATACGATGATGCCGTCAAGCTGGGGAAGGTCGACACCTTCAACCAGGAACTGATGCTGCGGATCATGTCGGACGAAGACCGGCTGATCCAGGACCATGACATTGGCTGGTACAAGGTCGATGCCGTCCTGCGTAACCGGGGCCGGTTCAACTTCTATATCACCACCGACTTTGCCACCAGCGAGAAGCAGAAGTCCGACTACAGCGTGATCAGCGTCTGGGCCTACAACAATGCCGGTGACTGGCTGTGGGTGGATGGCATCTGCAAGCGACAGGACATGTCCAAGAACGTGGATGACCTGTTCCGACTGGCACAGCAGTACCGACCACAGCAGGTAGGTATCGAGGTCTCGGGTCAGCAGCAGGGCTTTGTCTCCTGGATTCAGGGCGAGATGCTGAACCGTAACATCTACTTCTCACTGGCTTCAGAAGGCAACGACTCCAAGCCGGGTATCCGTCCGAACACCAACAAACTGGTTCGCTTCAACACCGTGGTGCCGCTGTTCAAGGCCCGCAAGATCTTCTTCCCCATCGAGAAGAAGCGCAGTGCCGAGATGGTGGAAGCCATCAACGAACTGGAGCTGGCGACCCCTGGCGGATTCAAGAGCAAGCATGACGACTTCATCGACACCATCTCCATGCTGGCTTCGCTGCATGCCTGGAAGCCTTCGGAGGAGGCCGGGCTGCACCAGAACGAAGGCACCGGTATGTGGGAAGGCGACGAAGAAGATGAAACCTGCGACCGCATGTCGTCCTACATTGTCTGAGGAACCCCTATGAAATTGACTGAAGTATTCCAGGCCCTGACCTATGGCGAGCTACGCCAGCTCCATATCGGCGGTGCCGAGGAACAAGGTATTACCAAGGACAACCAGAACGAGATCCTGACCCATGTGAACCTTGGGCTGACCGAACTGCACAAGCGCTTCCTGCTCAAGGAAGGCCGGGTCACCCTGCACCTGGTGCCAGGACTGCGGACGTACACCGTCAGCAGAAAGCATGCCGTGAGCAACATGGAATCGTGGGGCGTGGAGAAGTACATCCATGACTCCATGCTGCAGCCGTTCGAGGATGACCTGCTCAAGATTGAGCGAGTCTTCGATGCCACGGGACAGGAGTTGGCACTCAATGCGGGTGACCTGGGGTATGGCCATCCGCTCAACGTGCGTACCGTCAGCATGAACACCTTGGTGCTGCCGGAGCTGTTGAAGGGCGACACGGTGGATGTGGTGTACCGGGCCAATCACCCTCAGCTTATCCGGGAGGACAACTCGTTCGACCCGGCAGAGATCGAGGTGGATCTACCTTACAGCCACCTGGAGGCGTTGCTGTTCTACGTGGCCAGCCGGGTGATGAACCCGATCGGTGCCGGTGGCAATTTCCACGAGGGGAATAACTACGCGGCGAAATTCGAGGCAGCCTGTCAGCTGCTGGACAACCAGGGTCATCGCCTGGATGTGGGAGAAGGGAATACGAGATTCGCCCGTAACGGTTGGGTGTAAAAGAAAAGGCCCCTTGATTGGGGCCTTGTTCTGTCAGGCAGGTTCGCCTTGCTCTTCGTGTTCACGCAGGGCGTACAGTTTGTTGAGGATGGCTTCCAAACTTTCGATGGCGTCAGTGGTGCTCAGGAACTCAGTGTCGAACATGGCGGCACTGAAGTTATGCAGCGGATCTGCCACCAGGAACACGGCACGCCGTGGGTCAGCGTATTGCTCATGAGCCTCACTCAACATGACCATTGCATGGTCGACGATGTTGCTGATGACTGGACACTTCCGTGGGTCATAGGGCTGGGCATCCTTGCCAAGGGTAGTCCGCTCTTTGAGGAACTTGCGTTTGAAGTCCACACGGAAGAGTTCACACGTCATGTCACACCTCACTTACCGGTTGAGCCAAGGCCGCCCGTGCCACGGGACGTTTCGGACAGATCGTCCACAACATTGAATTGAACTTGTGTGGCCGGAACGATCAGCATCTGGAGAAGACGGTCACCCGCTTCCCAGGAATAGCACTTGCCATTCTTGGTTCGCAGCGTTGCAAACCATGGACCTCGGTAATCAGCATCAATCACGCCACAGGTATTGTTCAGTTCCAGTCCTGTTTTACTTCCGATACCTGAACGGGGAAGTAACAGGGCTACATGGCCTGCCGGAAGTTCAGCAGCGAATCCCAGATTGACCTTTACTTCATCATTGTCACCCGCGCAGTAACCATGTTCAGGCATATAGAGATCATAAGCACCTGCCTGTTCAGTTCCCTTGGTTGGAACTTTGAAGTTGGGGTGCAGGGGTTGGATATTCATTTCAGGTACTCCAGTAGTTTGTTGTTAAGATGCGGCCATTGTATCTACCACCCTCGGGATTTGATATGGCCGACAATTTGGTGGCAGCAACTGCCGCAGTTAAGAAGCTCACAAAGTGGGCCAAAGAACCTTCTATCCTTGATTTGAAGCAGGACTATCAGGAAGCCAAGAGCTACCACGACAGCAAGACTTCCCAGATCAGTGAATGGCTGGATAACTTGAATGTTACCGGCAAGGCTCAGGTCAAGACGCCGGAAGGGTCTTCCAAGATCGTACCCAAGCTCATTCGTAAACAAGCCGAGTGGCGGTATCCCGCACTCAGCGAACCTTTCCTCAGTACCGACGATGTATTCAGTGTGCGTCCGGTCAGTTGGGAAGATAAGAAAGCGGCTCAACAGAACCAGTTGATTCTGAACAACCAGTTCAATACGCGCATCGATAAGGTGACGTTCATTGACGAGTTCGTGCGAACAGCAGTGGACGAAGGCACCGTTATACTCCGTACCGGCTGGAGCTTTGAAGAAGAGGAGTACACCGCCATCGTTCCTGATGTGGAGTACGTCTTCAGCGATGAAGCTGCTCCGATGATGCAGCACCTGGATCAGATGGTTCAGCAAAGTCCTGAACAGTATGAGCAGGAAGTTGAACCAGAGATTAAGCAGGCGCATCTGTTGTACCAACAACATGGCCGACCTGTTGAAGCTGTGGTCAAAGGACACAAGCCAGTCAAGAAGACTCGGGTGATCAAGAACCATCCGACTGTGGAAGTCTGCGACTACCGCAATGTCATGATCGACCCTACCTGTCAGGGCGATATCGACAAGGCCAGCTTTGTTATCTACTCGTTTGAATCTTCACTGGCTCAGTTGAAGAAGGAGGGCGATCGGTACAAGAACCTGGACCAAATCAATATCACCTCAAATTCCATCTTGGGGGAACCTGACCATGCAACGGCCAACGAGTATTCAAAGAATTTCAACTTCAGTGACGAACCCCGTAAGAAGTTTGTTGTTTATGAATATTGGGGATTTTGGGATATTGATGGTACTGGGATTGTGCGGCCTATTGTGGTGGCTTGGGTAGGTGACACCCTTATCCGCATGGAAGAGAACCCCTTCCCGGATCAGAAACTCCCCTTCGTTGTGGTGCCCTACTTGCCGGTGCGCAAGAGCATCTACGGTGAGCCAGATGGTTCACTGCTGGAAGACAACCAGAAGATCATCGGTGCTGTGACTCGCGGCATGATCGACATTCTCGGCAAGAGTGCTAACGGTCAGACCGGCATGCGTAAAGACATGCTCGATGTAACCAACCGTCGTAAGTACGAGAAGGGTCAGGACTACGAGTTCAACGCCAACGTCGATCCTCGCCAGGGCGTGTTCATGCACACCTTCCCGGAGATCCCGGCCAGTGCTCAGTTCATGCTGCAGCTGCAGAACTTCGAGGCTGAATCACTGACGGGTGTGAAGGCGTTCAACCAGGGGATCTCTGGATCATCCTTGGGTGAGGTAGCTGCTGGTATCCGGGGTGCATTGGATGCTGCATCCAAGCGTGAGCTGGCGATCCTTCGTCGCCTAGCTGCAGGCATGGTCAAGGTCGCCCGTAAGTTCATCTCGATGAACGCTGTCTGGCTCTCAGAAGAAGAGGTGGTGCGGATCACGGAAGAAGAGTTCGTGCAGATCCGTCGTGATGACCTGGCCGGTAACTTCGACCTGCGTCTGAACATCACCACGGCTGAAGACGACAACGCCAAGGCACAGGAACTGGCCTTCATGCTGCAGACCATGGGCAACAACATGGACCCTGCGATGAGTCGAATGATCCTGGCTGACATTGCCCGGCTGCGGAAGATGCCTGATCTGGCCAAGCAGATCGAGGAGTACCAGCCTGAACCCGATCCTATCGCTCAGCGTATGCAGGAACTGGAACTGGCGAAGTTGGAAGCAGAAGTCATGGAGCTTCAGGCGAAAGCTATGAAGTTGCAGGCCGATGCAGAACTCTCCGGTGCCAAGGTTGGAACTGAAGGGGCTAAAGCCACCCATCTTCAAAGTGATGCTGACCTGAAGAACCTGGACTTTGTTGAACAAGAGTCTGGGGTGAAACAAGAACGCGACTTGCAGAAACAGGGCGCACAGGCCAGGGCACAGATGCAGTTGAAAGTGGTGGATAACCACATGAAAGCTCAGCAGAAGAAGCCGACAACTAACTAGTAGTTAATAGGGCACCACACCTGTGGTGCCTTTCTAGTTGATTTGTATTATGTTCCGCATCGTTTAATCCCTATTAACTACTACAGCACTGGTAGAGATATGTCCCAAGGTCACATTGAACAACTCGACGCAGCCATCAGTTCAAACCGTAAAACAATTGAGCAGGGTAAAGCACTGGCTCGACTGTTGGTTAACAAGGACTTCAAGGAAGTAATCCTTAAAGGCTACTTCGAGCGCGAAGCCGTCCGTCTTGTCCATCTCCGGGCAGACCCGAACATGCAGTCTGCCGAGAGCCAGGCTTCCATCATCAAGCAGATGGATGCGATCTCCGGATTGAGTGATTACTTGCGTGTGCAGGAACACCTCTGTGAACAGGCCACCAAACAACTCGCAGCGGATGAAGAGTTCCGCGCTGAACTTGCTCAAGAGGAACTTGAATAATGAGCCTTGCTGATAATGTAGAAGACCTGGATCTCGACCAGGAACAGGAAGAAGAGCTGAACTCCGACGTACTCGATATGAGTGACGCAGAGTTCGCCAAGCTGGATCTGAATGCTGTTGTTGAGCCTCAGGCCCCGGTAGTTGATCCGGCAGCTGCACCTGTTACCGAGGAAGACGAAGATGACCAGGGCACTGAACAAGACCCCAAGCCAGAACCGGACACCACGACCGACGAAGAAGAGCCGGTCAGCGGCAAGGAACCCGAAGTTCCAACTGCACCTGCAGAAGAGTCCAAGGACAAACCAGCAGCAGATGAACCGGTACAGCCGGTCGATCACAAAGCAATCGTCGATAAACTATTCGCGCCATTCAAGGCGAACGGAAAAGAGATGGTTGTCGATAATGTCGACGATGCAGTTGCTCTTATGCAGATGGGCGCCAATTACAATAAGAAAATGGCTGCTCTGAAACCGAATTTGAAATTGCTTAAACTTCTGGAGAACAATAACCTCCTGAGTGAAGAGAAACTTGGCTTCCTGATTGATCTGGATAAAAAGAACCCAGCCGCAATCGGGAAGTTGCTCAAGGACAGTGGTATTGATCCACTGGATGTAGACGTAGAAAAAGCGAATGAGTACGCACCCAATACTTACACTGTCGATGAACGTGAGATGGATCTGGACGCGGTGCTGGAAGAAATCCAGGACACACCGGTGTACTCCAAGACCGTCAGCGTCGTTAGCAACAAGTGGGATGCTGCCAGTAAGCAAGTGGTTGCGAACAATCCCCAACTTCTGAAAGTGATTAACGACCACATGGCCAGTGGCGTATATGACCTGATCAGTAGCGAGATCGAACGTGAACGCATGTTTGGACGCTTGAATGGTGTGTCGGATATCGAGGCTTATCGCCAAGTCGGTGACGCTATCCAGGCGCGTAATGGATTTGCCAACTTGTTTAAACAACAAGTACCGGCTGAACCCGTACCCGTTAAGGAACCCGTCCCTGTACCGGTGGTTGCTCCCGAACCCGACCTACGTGACAAGAAGCGAGCTGCCAGCCCACCAAAACCTGCGGCTCCAGTCGCCAAGCAGCCTGAGTTCAATCCTCTGGCTCTGAGCGATGAAGAGTTTAGCAAGTTGGGTAATCCCAAATACATGTAACGACGAGGTGTTCTCATGGGTATGCAATACAACGATCCAGCTGGCGGTACTCCATCGACGATGGGCAACCAGTTCAACACGTTCCACTACATCAAGCAGGCGCTGATCGAAGCTCGTAAAGAGCAGTACTTCAGTCAGCTGGCGGATACCACTTCGATGCCCAAGAACATGGGCAAGAAGATCAAGCGTTACCACTACCTGCCACTGCTCGATGACGCGAACATCAACGACCAGGGCATCGATGCTGCGGGTGTGGTCATCGCCAACGGTAACCTGTACGGCTCCAGCAAGGACGTGGGCACCATCACCGCCAAGCTGCCAGCGCTCTCCGAGACCGGTGGTCGCGTGAACCGTGTGGGCTTCAAGCGTAAGGAACTCGAAGGCACCTTCGAGAAGTTCGGCTTCTTCGATGAGTACACCCAGGAATCCCTGGACTTCGACACCGACGCTGAGCTGATGCAGCACATCAACCGCGAGATGATCAACGGTGCCAACGAGATCAACGAGGACGCTCTCCAGATCGACCTCCTGAACTCGGCAGGCGTGATTCGCTACGCCGGTAACGCCACTCAGGACGTGGAAGTCGATGCGGCTGATCTGGTCTCTTACGGCGACCTGATGCGTCTGTCCATTGACCTGGACAACAACCGTACGCCGAAGCACACCAAGATGATCACCGGTACTCGCATGGTCGATACCGCGACCATCCAGGGTGCCCGTGTTCTGTACTGCGGTTCCGAGCTGATCCCGACGCTCAAGGGCATGAAGGACCTGCACAACGCTCCAGCCTTCATCTCCATCGAGAAGTACGCCGCTGGTGGCCAGACCCTGACGGGCGAGATCGGCACCATCGATCAGTTCCGCATCGTCGTGGTTCCGGAAATGCTGAAGTGGGCGGGTGCCGGTGCAGCGGCTGCAGGTGATGCAGCCCACTACACCACAGGCGACAAGTTCGACGTGTTCCCGATGCTGGTTATCGGTAGCGAGTCCTTCACCACCATCGGTTTCCAGACTGATGGCAAAACCGTGAAGTTCAAGATCTACCACAAAAAGCCAGGTGAGCAGACCGCTGACCGCAACGACCCGTACGGCGAGACCGGCTTCATGTCGATCAAGTGGTACTACGGCTTCATGGTCCTGCGTCCGGAGCGTATCGGTCTGATCAAGACCGCCGCCAAGCTGTAATCCACTGCGGTAACTAGGGGCAGGCAACTGCCCCTTTCCTCATCGATCGGAGCATCTGTAATGCAAGAGTTGGATCAAGAAGAAGTACTCGTCCAAGACGAACTCGCCACCCTCAAAGCCCGTGCTGATCTGCTGGGCATTTCCTATCACCCCTCGATTGGTGCAGACAAGCTGCGCGAGAAGGTAGCAGCCAAGCTAGCCGAAGGCGACGCGCCAGCTGCGGACTCTTCGAGCGAAGCGTCTGCCGAGAAAGAAACCGAAGGGCAAAAACGTGTGCGTCTGAAGAAGCAAGCCGGTGAGCTTGTGCGTATTCGCGTGACCTGCATGAACCCCGCCAAGAAGGAATGGGAAGGCGAGATCTTCACCGTAGGCAACAGCACGGTAGGCACCTTCAAGAAGTACGTGCCCTTCAATGTCGATGAGGGCTGGCATGTACCCCGCATCATCTACAACCAGATCGTCCAGCGTCAGTGCCAGGTCTTCCAGACCATCACCCTGCCAGGCGGCAACAAGACCCGTAAGGGCAAGCTGATTCGTGAGTTCTCAGTGGAAGTACTGCCCGCATTGACCAAAGACGAGCTGCATGATCTGGCTCAGCGTCAGGCCATGGCTGGCGGTCTGTAATCTGAAGGGGTCTGGGTATGTCTATCACTGCGATTAACAGGGTTCCTCTTTCTGATCTGACCGAAGCCAGGGTGTCGGGTAATGGTGCTTTCGATCTACTGATGAAAGCAGCCAAGGCTCACCTGGATGAGGAGTGGAACAAGAACCGGATCAAGGGGGCGGAATACTCTCAGGTCTACCTAGGCTCCTTGACAGCCATTCTGGATTCCTCGGTGCAGTTCCTTCTCCAGAAGGACAAGTATGCGCGTGAGGCAGATCTGATTGAGGCACAGATCGATTTGATCCGTCAGCAGATCGTCAATGCCGAAGTGGAAAACCGGGTCCTGGAAGCGACGGTCTGCAAGCTCAAGGCGGAATACGATCTGCTGCTGGAACAGCGCCTGAAGACTACCGAGGAAACCGGCTTGCTGGCTCAGAAGAAGGTCACCGAACGTGCTCAGACGGTAGAAGCCGGTGTGGATGAGGGCAGTGTGGTGGGTCGTCAGAAGCAGTTGTACATGGCTCAAACCAATGGCTTCACCCGAGATGCTGAGCAGAAGGCAGCCAAGTTGCTGGTGGATACCTGGAGCGTACGACGCACCACCGATGAAGGCACAGTTGCAGACGGCACTAACCGACTGGATGACGTCACCATTGGACGGGCTATCGCCAAGCTGTTGTCCGGTGTGAATGCCTGACCACAACCGCTGATACAAGGGAGCCTCGTGCTCCCTTTTTTATTGGGAGATCCTGATGGGACTGTTCAGCAGCAAGAAGAAGACCAAGGTATACACCTCGGTTGTCCGGGTCATTGAGGACAGTCAGATACCTGACACAGGCAAAGCCAGTGTGCTCAAGGCGATCCTTCGAGACCAGAACATGGTCGACCATCTCATTGATGGGATGAATCAGAGCATCGCAGTCAAGGCCGAGCGTATGTATGAGTACGCCAGCAAGCATTACGCCTACGGGCTGCCTAAAGCCAGCGTGGTAAACAACATGCAGGGGCAGGACCTGGTAAAGCAGGTCATAGAACGCCAGCTGGGGCGCTCGATCACCCTGGATTATTTCCAGTTTGCACCGATCAACAGCCTGCATGTGGCGTGGCAACAGCTTGTCGGACAGTACGGATACGACTCAGCTACCAACGAAATAAAGGTCTTGTCAGTAAAAGAAGGTGTACCTGTTTACCTGAAAGACATGCAGGCCGTGTATACCCAAACCACCTTAGACGAGGCTGAGCCTGGAACACTGGATCAGTGGGGCGTAGCACCTACGGCAGGTTGGACACCCGAGCGCCCTGCAGGTGGATTGCTGGACCCTTTCGCCCGTCACACCGGCTACGCAGTCAACACAACTGCCACGCAGGACAGCGTGACAGTTAAGTACGTCTTCGAGGTCGAAGTGGTTGAGCCAAGTCCTTTGGGGCCTGTGCTTGTAAAGTCGTTGAGGGAAGGGGCGTTAAAGCTTCCGCTGTTGGGGTATGACGAGGAGTCTGAGTACTATCAGGTAGGCTATAGCTTCACCTCTGTTGTGCCTGCAAATCCTGACACAAACACGCCTTCACGTACGTTAGCCCACCGTGGGTATTGGACTTACGAGGATGGCTCGGGTGAGTACCCGGAGGTGGACGTAATCCATGATGTAGACCTGTCTGCGATCGGCAGCTACTTCCCCTTTGCCTACATCAGGCACGACAAGCGAAACCGCACGGACGAAGAGTTTCGAGACACCCCCGAATACCTCACCACCCGCAAGATGTTGAAGTACCTGAGTATGGACTTCGACACGGTGGCTGAGTCTATCCATTCAAACCCTGACATTGACGATATCGAACAGGCTTTGGTGGTTTGGGGTGTCCCCGCCAAGACTGAGAACGAGGTCGAGCGTCGGTATCTCTTTGAGTACTTCAACCTGCTGTATTACACCTCCCAGTCACCTTATGAGCTGACGGGTGACCTGAGAGATGGGATGGATGACTTCACCCGTCGCGGCTCGCAGGCCATCGTGCTGCAGGACAAGGAGTTCACGATGACCTTGGGTTACCAGGGTATCGGTAAGCGGCATAAGGCTGGAAAGATCGGTAACGGCAAGATAGGTAGCCATGACAGCCTGTTCGGTAACGAGGTTGTTATGGAGAAATACACCCAGCAGGGTGAGGGGGGCAGGGAGGAGATGACCCGTGAGGTATTGATCCCTTACCACGCTTACCGTCGACAGGTGAATGCTACCTTCTATGAAGAGGTCCGGGTGTTCAATCCCAGGCTGACCTACCACATCTGGCGAGGTAAGAACGTGGTTGCCAGTGGTGATTCAGAGAACCTGCTGATTCCACTGGATCATGCCGTCTGCGACCTATTCAACATGCTGGATCGTGAAGAGCTGTATGCACGGTCCCTGCATTTTGTATGTAATACACGGATCACCACCAAGGAGAAGTGGTATCAGTCGGGGATATTCAAAGCCATCATGATCATCATCGCCATCGTGGTGACCTACTTCTTCCCGCCTGGTGGTGCGACGATGTGGGCGGCTATTGCAGCCATGGGCACAGCGGTATACCTGGTGGCAATCATCGTGGTAACGCTGGTGATTCAACAGGTCGTTGGCTATGTCATTCAGCGAGTGGCTGAAGCCTTAGGTGCAGAATGGGCCATGGTGTTGGCCATTGCCCTGATTGCCTATGGTGGTTACCAAGGTGTCCAGAACGGCCTCACCTTGACCCAGACGGCAGGTACTGCAATCGTCAAGATTGGAACCAACCTGGTTCAAGCCAGTGTGGCCGAACACTTCCGTTCCTCAATGGAGGTACTGAACAAGAAATCAGGGGAGTTTGAGTTACTGGCTGAGGCCAAGAACAAGGAGCTGGAGGATGCCAAGAAGCTGCTGGATACAGACGACTGGATCAGTCCCTTCGAGTTCATCGCAGAGGAGCCGTTGATCGTATGGGGAGAGGCCCCCCAGGATCTCTACAACCGAACCGTGCATTCAGGGAACATCGGCATGGCAGGCATCGAGATGATCAACAGCTATGTGGATGCTGCCCTGATGCTCCCTAAACTGAACAACACGGTAGGCGATACCTTTTACGTCTAGTGCTTTGGTAGGCCTCCTTGTGGCTGGCGATTCGCCATGCTTCAAGGTAGGCTTCCTTCCGTTCACGTCAGGTGCCCAAGGATGACTTATGAAAATCACATCAATTGTTCTGCTTACCAGTCTTGTTGCCCTGACTGGGTGTGCCACGTCTGTTAAGCCAGAAGTCCAGCCTCACGAGTATGCCCCTATTGCCAATGGGTGGGTGGCCTGGAACCACTGCATCTCCAGTGGTGCTGTTACGCCGGATATAGGTGCATTGGGTACTCGGTATATATTGTCTGAACTAGGTGGCAAGACGTACGACCAACAACGTCTTGATCAAGAAGTTGCAAGTGCAGCAGCTAAAAACAGACAAGTGGATACAGCGTTCTGTAACGTGATGGCTGCCCAAGTAGCACAGCAGAAACAGCAAATAGATATGCACAATGCTGCTGTGGCTAGGGACCAGCAGGCACTACAGAACACGTTCATAAATAATCAACCTAGACAGGTTTACTGTAATACAGTCGGTACTACTACCCTGTGTAATGGGATGTAGTCTTAGCTTCAATAGGTCTTTCTTTTTGGACCTTCGATACAGTTTGCATACACTTGACTGTGTTTGTAACCATCGAGGGTTTTTTTATGTCTGTTTTAGACGCACTGATGAGTTTTGGTGCTGGTGGGTCTGCTACTGCAACGCCTGTTGTAAACAGCGGCTCCATTGCCGGGTATCGTAACCTCGATCTTTCAGGATTCGTTCCTGGAGGAAATGCTCCCGTACTGGATAACGTAGCTGCTTTGAATATGGCGGGCACAGGTGCGCCTGGACTTGACCCAACTTTCATGCAATCGATGCTCGGCTATACCAACCAGAACGGTATGCAACAACAAGGTTGGGGCGGACTTGCACTGGGTGCAGCTCAAGGTATTGGCAATGCCTGGATGGGCATGAAGCAGTACGGCCTGGCTAAAGACCAGTTGAAAGAGAACAAACGCCAATACAACCAGAACTTCGCTGCCCAACGTCAGACGGTTAATACCCAACTGGAGGACAGGCAACGCGCTCGTGTGGCCTCTAACGCAGGTGCTTACCAATCGGTAGGTGCATACATGGATCAGAACAGGATCAAGTAAATGGCGATCACATGGCGCAACGTAGATGCCCCGAATACAGGGGCCTCGATCAGTCTGTTTCACCAGGCAGGGCAGTCACTGAACAATGGGTTCAATGGCTTGAAAGATGTACTCAGCCAGTACCAGACCCAGGAGAAAGCCAATTGGGATTCAGGCAAGGAGCAAAACACTCAGGCCGCCCTTGATCGGTTGAGTCAGGTCCGTACACCTGAAGAAATGGAAGCCTTGCTGGCATCAGGTCAACTGCGTCAGGAACTGACCAAGTACGGTGCCCAGATCGATCGATCGGCTGTGCGGAATGCCCTGGATACCCGAGGTGATTTCCTGCGTCAGCAGGCTACCAATCGGATGGCCTACGACAACCAGGCACAGGACAACGCCGATGCCCCGATCCTTAACGGTCTCCTAGCTGAAGCCAGGCAGATTGATATTGGGGACCCTAAGCAGGTTGAAGCACAACTCAATCTGTTGGAGAAAAAACTAGGGCAGTCAGGCTTGAGTACTCGCGGTCAGGCGGCTGCAGCTCAAGGGCTGGTAGATATTCGCAGGTCACTGCTGGGTGATCATCAGACGGTAGAGCAGATTGGTAATGCCCGCACACGCCTTGGATTTGAAGGGCGTCGTGTGGCGGATATGGAGGCTAACTCTGCTCAGCGTCGGAACATCACCGGAGATCAGCACCAATGGGCACTTGATGAGCGTAACGCTGAGATAGCGGCCAATCAGGTGATGCAGAACGGAGGTTCGCTGGCTGATGTTCGCAGTGCTGTTTCACAGAACTTGGGTAATGCGCCTGTCGGTCTGCTGAACAATGTGCTCTCGAAGGTCTCTGGTAGTTACAGCCAGTTGACTGGATTGACGCCGGAACAGGATGAAGAACGTGTCCGGGCGCTAACTCCTTATGAGTCGGAAGTTGCTGTTGCACAGAAGTATGTCGACAGTCAGCCCGTCTTCTCTCAGGCGGTCAACGATAACGTGTCGGAGAGTGATGCGATTGCTCAAGTCACCAAGATGACGCCTGGTGAAGAGAACAACACATCCAAGCAGTTCCAGAAATTGGTTAAGGAATTGCGGGGCAACAAGGACTTGAAAATCCCGGAAGATGCCAACTTAGGTCCCGTTATATTGGCTGCTGCAAAGATGGCTGGTATTGATGAAGCGTGGTTTGGTGACGACGACTTTGCCAACTCGGATATCAAACGGGTGCTGCCCAAGGTTTATAACGAGTACGTGCAGTACATGGGTTATCAAGATCAACTGAGTAAAGCGCAAAAAGCGCGTGATACTGCGAACCAGGAACTCATGGATCGGTATAAGATACGCAACGCATTAAAGCCTTCCTCTAAGTAACAGGATAAGTAATGGCTCAGCTCCCGGAACTTCCAGAACTCCCAGAAGAACTACGCTCTATCTCCTTGACCGAACTTAAAAAGGAAAAGCTGGCGCAAGCAACTGAATTAAAGCGTCAAGTACTGGGTGCGCTGAAGGACCAGGAGCCGATCCCTAATTCATTGGCAGCGCGTGAGGCTACCCGTACGGCATCGATCATCGACGGTAATCGTCGGTTTCGTGAACGGCAGGGTCGTATTGATGAAGCCAACGCCAACAGTGTTGTGGGTAAGTTGGGTCTGGATCATGAGGAATATCCAGGCATGGTGATCAACCAGTTGGCGTCCTTCGCCAAGGATGCCGCTGCTCTGGGGGGTAATGTCCTACAGGCTCCGTTGGATGCGTACGCCTTTGCCGAGGAAGCCTCGGTGGATGCTGCTGCCAAAGAAGCCTATGGCCGTTACCGCAACAACCAGGCTACTGATGCCGACATGGATCTGCTGTCCCAGCGTGAGATGACGTTCGGGTCTGCCCAGATGCCAGCGAGGGAAGGTGCCGCTAACCTGGATCGACTTAACCGTGCTTTTAAGGCTCGTGGCTTCTCCGAGAAGATCGATCAGCTATCCAACTGGGATTCACTGGCCGGCATGAGTGAGACGGAAGAGCGCACCAACAGCTTGATTCGTCGTGCCACTCAGGACGGTACTGTCACTGCGGTCAAGGGTGCTGTGAGCGTTCCCGAGATGGCCGTGGGTCTGGCTGACCTTGTGTCGGGTGGCCATGCCGGTAAGTACCTGGAGGAAGCTGGTTTCCGTCCGGAAGAGGCCAAGCAATTCCTGGATTCGCTCAAGACCTGGGAGCAACAACAGGCTGACGGTCAGGTTCACGGTGCAGAAGGATTCTGGGACACCCTGGCCGAAGTGGCTGAAAACCCAAGCACAGCTGCTACGGCTATTGGTGAATCCATCCCAGCCATGTTGTCCGGTGGCTTGATTGGCCGTGGCCTGCAGGCACTAGGCATGGGTGTGAAAGCTGCCACTGCCGTGGGCGAAGGTGCGGTTATGGCAGGTAGCCAAGCCGAGGGTATTCGTCAGCAAACCGAAGATGGCCTGTTGACCCCTAAGCAGTCTGTGGCTGCTGGGCTTACCGGTGTCATGGGTGCTGGTGTCGCCCGCCTGGGTAATACCGTAAGCGGTCGACTGGGTCTGGGCGACATTGATGAAGCTGTCGTTGCTGGTTCTTTGGGGACCAGTCAGCGTGGTGCTTTGTCTCGTGGTATAGGCAGTGCTGCCATCGAAGGTGCTGAGGAAACTGCTCAGTCCGCTGGCGAGCAGATGCTGCAGAACGTGGCCCTTGATCGTGACCTGACTGAAGGCGTCGGCAATGCTGCTGCCATGGGTCTGGTGACCGGTGCTGCCTTGGGTGGTGTCATGGGAGGTGGTTCCCGTGAAGCGACACCTGATGCCTTGGTATCCGAAGCCATCGAGACGGGCGACATTACGCCCTTCATGCAGAAGGGTGAGTCCTACGCCCCGCACAAGGCAGCAGAAGTACTGGTTGAACGTACCCGCAAGACCGAAGATCCGGCTGAGCGTCAGACCAACCTGACTCAACTGACCGAGGTGAAGGCTGACCTGGAAAACAGTATCCAGGAGGAAGAGCAGCAGCTGGCTCAATCCAAGCCTGAAAGCCTGGTGGAAGCTGAATCGCTGGTTACCCGGCTGACCACTCAGATGGAGTCACTGCAGGATGAGAGTAAGCGCCCTGCGTACGAACAGGCTCTGGCCACTGCCGAACAGATCCGTAGTGATGCCGAAGCCAATTGGCAGCCTGAGCGTGCCCGTCTGGATGCACTGAACGAGCAGCTGGCCACGGTGAGCAAGGCCGAGCAGACCTTGACCAAGATGGTCGACCCGGTGAGCCAGGATATTCCGGCCCAGATCGAGCTGGCCGATACCGTGATCGAAAGTGCTACGCCTGAGGTTCGGCAGACTGCCCGCAAGGGAGCTGAGCGTGTGGTCTCCCTGGCCATGCAGTCGCCTGAAGCTCTGGATGCTGAAGTCGCTACCCGTCTGGCCAGCAACATGGCCAATAGCCTCACCGAGCCTGAGCGTGTCGTGCTGCGTACCTTCGCCAAGGCCAAGGCGTTGTCGCATGAATTCAAGGGTCTGGAAGGCGTCTCCCAGGACATTTTCAAAGGCAACAAGAAGGAGGGTTACAAGGGTCTGGATGAATACGCCCGTAACGTCCGATCGGCCTTGGGCCGTACCACGCCGGATCTAGCCAAGGCCAATGCTGAAATCACTGGGCTAGGCAAGTTTGTCGAGTCACGTAAGGCCAAGTTGGCAGTGGCTCAGAACGCCTTCGATGAAGTCGCCGGTACAGGTGAAACCCAACAGTGGGTGCCAACCCAATCCGGTACATGGGTTAAAGCCGATCGAGAATACAGCTACGACGAGATGTACGAAGTCGGTGGAATGACCATTCACGGAGGTTCAGGTGGTCTGGTTGCCCGGATCGGTCAAGAAACCGAAGCCCTGCAAGCCAATCTGGAGTCGCTGAAGGCGCTGGTCAGCATGAAGGCTAGTAATGCACCGGCAACAGTCGCAGAACAGCCGGAGGCTGCACCTGTAGAGCCGGTGGCTACTCAGCCTGTGCAGACTGTGGAAGCAGAGGCTGGCATCGCGGATGACGCCCCTGAATCGGTGAAGTACCGCAAGACGAACAACCTCAAGCGTCTGTTCTCCCAGCAGCCAGGTGATGCCGTGAGCGGCACTCAACGTCCTCTGGTGGCCACTGAGAACTTCCTGACCAAGCTGAGCCAGGGTGAAGTGAATGCCTTGGATTACGTCAGTCAAACCGAGCTGAGTGAAGAACAACTAGGCCTGTCCAGTGCGTTCATTCGCATGGCCAAAGCCTGGATGCCAACCATCGAAGGCAACTTCTTCAAGCGCGACAACCCAGACTTCTTCTACAACGACTACACCCAGTACCTGCAGGATGAGCAAGGTCAGGTGGCTGAGAACGTGAAGACGGCCATTGCAGCATCTGCGTTCGCCTATGTGGCTGACAGCGGTGGCCAGACGCTGAACGATAACGCCACCATCAACAAGCTGTTGGGTAAGGACGCTGATGCCAAGGTCTCACCAAAGGCCAACCAGATGCTGCGTAAGGTCGGCACGCTGCGGGGTGTGTTGGTCAACTCACTGGGTCAGGCTGCCGTACAATCGCTGGGTTACCAGCTGAAAGGTGATGCCTCTCAGAGTGAGAAGGCCAAGCTGGAAGTGGCCTTGGGCAGTCAGGTGCTGGCTCTGCTGCTGGATCAGGGCATTGTTGAACAGTCCACCCTCACCAAAGGTGAACTGGACGACCTGAAAGGCGTGGACTTTACCAATCAGATCAAGGAGATGCGTCGTACTGCTAAGACTCAGCAGGACAAAGCAGCCATTGAAGGTCTGATCAAGGCACGCAACAACCCGGTGAGCTTCATTCGCTTCGTCACCAACAAGGACAACGCCCTGACCAAAGAAGGCCAGGCGATCCGTGATGCCAGCAAGAATACGGGTGGGATGTTGACCAAGCTGTTCGGCATCGAGGTAGGTGGTCGTGAGCCGAGCTTCAAGCCCCTGTCCTATGACCAGAAGACAGCCAACAACTCCACCAAGCCGATCTCCGACAAGGAGCGTGCTGCACTGGAGAAGGAGGCCAAGGCCCCTTACGTCCTGCAGAAAGACATGTGGGCAGTCCTGGAGAAGATCTCCCCGGAGCTGGCCCTGCAGATGGCCGGTGTACGGGATGTGGATCTGGAAACCTTGCACAAGACCAACCGTGATGGTGTGGTCGCCAAGAACCAGGGTCTGGCTCGTGAGTGGGAACGTCTAGTCGGATTCGTCGGTGATCTGAGCAAGCAGAAGGCTGGCCAAGACACCCAGTTCTTCCTGATGCCAAGTGCCTGGAAGAATGACCGTGTGGGTCTGGATTCAGTTATCAACCCACAGACCAGTAAGATTCACCGCTTCGTTGTTGGCAAGCAGAGTGCCGAATCTGAGGTTCGCTGGACCGATGTAGATCAAACCAGCCTGGACGTGTTCAAGCTGCGTGTGGCTGAAGGCTTGGGCGTCAAGACCGACAAGCAGGACAACAAGCGCTCGCTGGCTGCCTACGAAGCTGAGATGCAGAAGCCGGTGTATCTAGACGCTGTGGCTGCCCTGCGTAAGGCTTTGCTGGATCAGGATCTGACCCCAGGTGAACAGCAGGCGATCGTCGATGGCGTGAAGGCTGGTGGCGAAAACTTCCATTCGCTGTCGTCACTGGTGGCTCAGGCCACCTATGAGAATGCCCGTGATGCCGGTCAGAAGACGTTCACCACCATGCTGCTGGCTGAGGTGGATGGAGTCACCAACGGTCCTATGCTGGGTCACCTGCTGTTCGGTGCGTTCCATTCGCTGAACGATGCGATGGCCACCCTGAACAAGGGTGGTTTCTTCGAGAACGGCAGTGACTTCGAGAACTACAACCTGTGGCGTGCAGAGCCTGGCCAGAGCGATCTGTACGAGTCGACGGGTATCGACCTGAACAAGCGGGTTCAAACCAAGCTGCAGGACGACAAGCTGCGTCCGATGTACAACGCCCTGTTCTATGTCACCGGCAGGTTGGATGACAAAGGTGCGCCTACCAAGGCTGGCCGTAACCTGATGAAGCCTCCTGTGACCAAAAGTGGTTATGGCGAAGGTCTGGGCAAGACCGTTGAGACCATGGCTGAGGACTTCATCCAGCAGGTCTACGATCATATCCAGGAGATCTCTGCTGGTACGTCGAAGCTGGAACTGAAGACGTTGCTGACAGCGACTCACCTGCTGATCAACAAGGCTGATGCAGAAGCAGCCACAGGCCTGAACGTCAACATGACGGTCCAGCAGGCCATGGAATTCACCTTCACAACTCAACAGTTCAAGGCCCTTAAGTCGACCTACCTGGCCACGCTGGGTGGCGATATCACCGAGACCATCAAGGAAGCCTTTGGCCCGTTCACTGAGCGTCGTCAGGCATTCAACCAGGCTGCCAATCTGGCGTTCGATCTGTACCAGCAGCTGTACCAGTCCAAGCGTCAAGCCATGATTCAGAAGCTGATTGCCGAGGGCCTGATGGCCACCGACACCAAAGGCATTCCCCTGCACGATCTGACCAAGAAGCAAGAAGCTGAACTGCAGGCCTCGCTGACTGATGTGGCTCCGATCCTGCACACCGCATTCTCCAGTGCGAGCAACCAGCTGGAAGCCGGTATGCGTCTGGCCAAGCGGGACAAAGGCTTCAGTGATGAAGCGGCTTACCGCAACGAGGTGAAGTTCGGCAAGAAGGGCAAGAAGACCATGGCCGGTCTGAAACTGGCGGGATACAAGTCCGGTGAAGTGGGTCCTGGTGTGTCGGGTGCCGTGGGTTCGGTTCACTCGACCGATGCGGCAATCTCGATCAATGCCGGTGCCATGGTTGATTCGATCAACGTCCACGATGCCCGGATCTACGGCCTCAAGGATGTGCATGCCGGTGCCCGTACCCTGAATGAGCAAACCTTCCTGCAGGCGCTGAATTACTCGCCCACGGATGAGATGTTGGCCACATTGGAACGCACCCTCAAGGGGCTGGCTGAGGCCTTGGCTCAAGAAGGCGATGAAACACTCAAGGCCAATGTCGCCTCGATGATGAGCAAGAAAGGGGCGTCGATGCACAAGACTCAACGTGCAGCCATGAAGGAACAAGGTGTAGGCCCTATCGAGTTCCAGCTCAAGCAGCTGCGGGCTACGGCTTTGAGTGCTGAATCCATGAAGCTGGAGATCCTGGCCAACCTGCAGGCTGTGGACCAGTACGCCTTCGAGGGCGGTGCCTACAAGGTCACCGAACAAGATCGTGCCACTGCTCAGCAGAAGCTGACCGAACGCAAGCAGCACCCTGAGGATGCAGCTGCAACGGATGCAGCCAAGCAGCTCGATGCACTGCTCAACGAGCAGGTTGCCACACCCAAGGCGACTGCAGTTGCACAGAGCGAACCCACTCTGGTGGATGAAGCAGACCTGGGTATCCCTGAACGTCAGGAAGATTCTGTGGTGACTTACAGCGCCTGGGGTGAACTCGGCAAGTCGGCTATTCAGCATGACAGTGAGCTGGTTCAGTTCTTCAAGAGTAACCCTGAGCCTTCGCTCAAGGATGT